GTCAACTGGACCCCAACGAAAATGACCAACAGCAGCACCCTGTGTGGTACTTACTGCAGGCACAACCGTTGTAAGATCAACCTCGCTTACATTTACGCCTGGACTAACTTGGAAAGGCATGGTTTATCTCCTTCAGATGTAAAGAGTCAAATGTTTCAATTTACAAGTATATTTATAAAATTGCAAGTTTGAGCATGTTGACCGTTTTTCTTATAGTATCTTATTTATAATATTTTAGAACCACGATTTTTCATTCGGGTTAACCAACTCACCATTTGAAAACTCTGGGTCATCAGCAAAAAGGTTTTCCGTTTCATCTATACCATCATTAATAATACCAAAAGGAGTCAATTCATCTAAAAGTTGTTCTTGAGTTTTATCTCTTAATGTTGCCATTGTATTGTTATCTGTATATAATTTGAAGAACTCTTGACCAGATAACCAAGCAAATAATACTAAACCCATTACTAAGTCGTCATGCTTTCCAGTTTCTGCTTCGTATGAAACGCCTCTCTTAGAAAACGTTGACAATTCTGATATAGTATCAAAGTCATTAATTATAAGTTGATCTTGCTCTATCAATAACTTTAGTATCGAGCAACCAACAGACTTTACTTGTTTGGTTGTCCGTATACCTTTATCAATCGAAGAACCTTTTTTACCAAATCCTCCAGATATTCTTTTGCCTGCACGCCCAGCAGACTCAGTATATAGTATGTTCTCATAATCATAATCGTACAATAACAACGAAGGGATTTGTTCTCCAATATCATTTATTTCTACTAATACCGTTGCTTCGTTATACATTACACACACTCTATGTATAATTTCAGTATATTCTACAGGTGTTATCATATTGTCTTTGAAGGTGCAAACCTGTTGGTATGGCATCGTTGTTACATCTACAATATGAAATGCGGAATAGTCTAAACCTTTACCACGCGAAACGTCAACAACACAAATATATGACCGATCTTTTTCGGGTTGATGATACATTTTGATGCCATTAGTTTCGGTTATTGGTTGTCTGCCAACTAATGATTTCAACTTGCTACCGTCCACCAATGTGCCTGATGAACCTAAAAACTCACACTGAAACTCTTGAGCAAACTTTTGAGTATCAAAGTCCATAGAAGCGAGTGTATCTTGTCTCCACGCTTCGTCTCGACCTGGAATTTGTTCCCAAGGTACTATGACATACTTATAACCGTTCGTTCCGTCACGTGCGCCCTCGCACGTCTTATAGAAGTGATTGAGACCGTTTGGTGTAGAAGTAAGTAAAATCTTTGTAGTTTTACCAGAGGAGATCGTAGGGAAAACGGAAGCAAAAAACTCATCCCAGTTTTCAACGAATGCTGCCTCATCGATGTATAGAAACGAAACAGACTTACCACGAATAGCACTTGAAGAAGTTGCAGCAGCAATAATCTTACATCCGTTTTCAAACTCAACTGAACCTTTGTTCCATTCTATCACACCTTGTTGTATCCATTTAGGTAGTGCTTCGTATGCGATCTTGATACGATCTAAAATCTCTCTTGCACTATCACCCTTGTTTGCTAGTAGACCAACTGTTTTATGGTCGTTGAATAGGATGTAGTGTAGAATAACTGCTACCGCAGTTGTAGTTTTACCTGCCTGACGTGATGTGACAACTGACACACGTCTGTTATCAGTTATCTTTTGTATAATTTCTTTTTGATATTCGTAGAGTTCTATCGGAATAAGACCATGATCAACATGTACGATATTAATATACTGTTCAGAAAAGTATATTGGATCTCCTGCGCACTTGACAAACTCTTTTAGTTTTTTCTTATCCCAGTTTACTGAAACGTTCTTGCGCTTTAGATTTACATTACCGAGATAACCTTTTTCAATCGGATCTATCTTCATCTTTTATCATTTTCAATAAGTCACTGGTTGAACCGACGAATAAGTTATTATTCGTAACTTGCTTGCCTGATTCGTCAACTTGTTGATCTTCTTCTGCCTGCAATGCCTTCACCTTCTTCTGTATCTCAAGCAAGTCTTTGTTTGCGTCTAATAGAGTTTTAGTCAACTGTCCCACAACCTCAAAGGCACGTGGGTGTTCGCTTGCCTTTGCTAGTTCTACAAGTTGATTGAGTGCATCGGAACTGGTTTCGATTATACCATATAGATTGCTCCGAGCATATTCGTAGTCTGACTGAATATCTTGTTTCTTATCTACAGACTTAGGAATAACAACAGGTTTCTTTTTTTCATTATTCACGATTAGATCCCCTTCTATTCCGAGGATCTCATTCATGTTATCTTTTAAGTTTTTCATCAGTGATCATGCCTATCAATTCCGTCAAAATAATCAAGTGTGTCAAACGCATATCCATAATTAGTGTTAGCAGTAATAGCACTTGCCGCTACACTAGCAGATGAATTTGATGTTGGTGATCCGTTTGCTAATAGACCTGGAGTCAAAGTAATTTTCTTATTTGGTCCAACTTCTGTTCCGATAGGATCAGTAGATTTATTTATAGTCATATCAATAACTGTTCGTTTGATGATACCTTTGTTCTTAGTTGGTCCAAACAAATATCCCTTTATTGTGAACGACCAAGTGTACAATATTGCTCTTCGAGTTTGGAAATCTGCTTCGTATGTATCTTCAATTCCTAAACTGTTCAATACAGTTGGAATATCATAATAGTCAGGTACACTATTAGATAATCGCATACTCATAGTCCACTCTGGTCTAAAGTATGGGGCGATTTGCTCTACTACCTGAACCGCATCTTCGTTATTAGCAAACATACCATACAGATTCATATTGAAGTTATATGGTACAGGTGTGTATTGTGTTGCTACACTGTTTGCGTATCTCGTAGCACTAGAACTTTTGTTCATCTTATTAAGACCACGTTCTGGTGCATACACCATATCAGTCAACTCAAATGATAATCGCGGCAACTGTATCGCAGTTGTTTTATTTAAATTTGGGTCTTGATTTAGTCTGGCAAGAAACTTTTCTCTTGGACCATACGCAATAGGAACACGTATCTGCTGAATAGGAGTATTAGATGAATTATACCGCACTACATCGATGTCATTGAACATACGTCCAAACATAATGATGTATCTACGCATTGTTGCATTATAGAAAAAGTTTGCCATTATAATTCTCCAAACGGATTACTTTCCGTCCAATCTATGAAGTTGCTATCACTGCCGTCTGTAAGATCAGTTGTCTGAGTTGTAAAGAACTCATTGTTTGCAGCATTGTCAGTATCTTCAATACGATAGTTTTCTTGAACCATACCAGAACCGTCTTCCATATTGAATATGTTGCCTGCCTCATCAGTAATTTGGAAAGCAAGCATATCGCCAGACTGCGCAGTTTCGATAGCATCGATCGCAGCAACACCAGTATCAAGTCTCTCATGAGAGTACTCAAACAACTCACAAGTTATATCATAGGTTTGTAATGAACCCATCTGATAGAATATTGCTTCGTGTTCTACGAACTTAATCTCAAACAGTTTGTTGTTGAGTGGGAAGTATATTAAATCGCCTTCGTTTGGTCGATCAGTTGTTCCAACTGTATCGTCACCGTCAACGTAAACTTCCTCAGTAAATCTTCTGCGTGACATTGTAAGGATCATTTGATCACGTATCTCTAAACCAAACTTAGATAGGAAGTCACCGTCTCCTTCAAACCCATCAACAGACTTGACATACATTTCGATAGGATATGCTGTATCAAACTTAGATAACACATCCTCACCGAACAGCAAGTCCTCTTTGACTAGAGTTCTAGGAATATACAAACACTCGATACCATAGATGCGAATAGACTCTATAATAAGATCCTCGACGAGGTTTTGCTCCATCGAGTTTGTAAAATTGTTGAAGTAATGATTTACTGTAGGCATGTATTACCCAATCATGTCATAAGTTGGAAGAGAATAAGTATTGATCATTTCTTCTTCCAACCTTCTTATTTCCTCATCTGCTTCTTGAAAAATTTGTTCGCCATTAAATGTAACACCACCAGGAAGTTGCATTCCTGTAAACTTTTTAAGGTTATTGCCCCATTGACGTTTAATGAGTTGTGTTGCATATTTACGCAACCAACGATCACTCCATACATCAGAATAGGTAGATGGGTCAACCGTTTTATAACAGTTGATAATAATTGATTCTCCAGCAGAAACATTTGCTGCCCAGTCCATATCAATATACAATCTGTCAGTATGACGATTGAAACGAATCAACTGTTGACCGACGAATAACTCTTGCATCAACGCAATACGTTCCATAGACATATAGTAGTTCGCAAACGTGCCATGTGCCCAGTCGTATATTTCATTAAGTGTAATTTGGTATCGCAAGTTGAACAGATTATTAGTATTGACACCTGTACCAATAGGCAATACACCAACAACACCAACAATTTCTTCCGGAAGTGTGATGTATTTGTTGGTTATATCTGATGCCGTAATTACATATTTGTAATAGTCGTGTTCAGTGCCATCGTAATGAAAGTCTCTGTAATAATCTAGAGCATCATCGATTCTATCTTGAACCTGATCTTCATCGACGTTTATTTCAATTACTGGGTGTCCGAGTTCTCTTAAGCAATACTTCTTAAACTCAGTTCTTGTAGTTGGAGTAGCCATAAAAAATCCCAATAGTTTATATCTATTGGGACTATTTATAACGCTGAGACTTGTAACGATTAACTCTTACCGAGATAAAACGCACCTGCAGCAAGTATCGATGTCTTTAACCATTCAAAATGCACAACTGCATTGTCAAATCTTAGGTATTCAACAATAGTTCGCTTAGTATCTATGATTCCAAATAGATAAGAACCACCAACTTCAGTTGTCACAGGAACAACTACATCTAGTCCTGTAAGTCCTGCCATCATTGCCCATGCTCCTAAAAATAGCATAGACAATACAAATATTCTTCGTGTTAGTTTTGAAAACTTATCGTTTCCAACTCGATCCGCTGCTGCGTCTGCCGAACGAGATGCGGACTCTCGGTTCGCGTTCGCTAGATCCGCTTTCTGTTGCCGATCTGCCATCATCATTTCCATCTGTTTCTGCTTGTTCTTCTGCGCTTGGTCCATGAACTTGAACAGACCGCCCATCGCTGCTCCGCCTGCCATCGTTATCAGTTCCACTGGTATCATTCTGTTTTCTCCTATAAAGGTACAGTCTAACGCTATTTATAAGAGTTATTATGCCTGATACAATAACTATCGCATACATCCACCATGGGATAGATGTGAGTGCTTTTTTGCTATCAAAGTTTGGAGATGGCAGAGGAACTGCTTCTATTTCGTCGGGATTAACTTTAGAGTTTATATCTGACTTTAAACTGACTTCCTCCACCGTTGATGGTGGAGGATTCTCAGTATCATGGACTTTTTTTGCTACGTCACCTATGGTAAGTGCAGTTGTAAGAGGAGTAAGTGCTGAACAACCGCTAATAGTGACGAAAGTGAGTGCGATTAACACTCTTACATAACAAAGCATCAATCACCTTAGACTGCGGTCAAACTTACGAATGCTTCGTCTACCTCTGCTAATGGATCAACTGCGAAGAAGGTTGTTGTTTTGTTAATGCTTCGACGAGATGTCTCGTTTTCTTCTTCCCAACCAGTGCGATTACCATCTTCAT